TTATTGGGAACTATTTGCTGAATTTTATTATGCAGGCGTATCTGAACAAGAATATTGCCGATATGTGAAAGGTAAAATATTACCTAAAAAAGTCTGTTTAAATCCAGACGGTACTTGGAGGTACAATGATTAAATTTATATTGGGTCTAGTGATTGGTTACATTGTTGTAAGTGTCTATGGACCTGAAGTAGTGTTCACCATGTGGGATGGCGCTGTGAATATATTAAGTCAATTTAAGGAGGTGAATGTTAAATGAAAAATATATTATTAATAATAATGCTAACTTTGTTAACTGTTGGTTGTGCAAAAACTGTAAAGATTGACAATGAGGCTGAAACTAAAACTGGTAAGATAGAAGAAGTACCAAAGTGGTTTGTTGAGAAAACAGACGATAAAGGTTTTCTTGGTAAGAAAGATAAATTTTATATCTATGGTGTAGGTGTTGCAACCTCTCCTGACTTACAACTTGCTACAGAAAAAGCAACCTTAATTGCAAAAGCAGATATCGCTGATGTAATCAAAGGTGAAATGAATAGAGAAACTAAAACTTTTATTCAAGAAGTAGGTCAAGGTGAAGGAAACAGACAAGTCGTTTCTGAAACACAAGATACTATTATTAATCTAATTACTAATACTAAAGTTATTGGTTATGAAAGATGGAAGATACAGATTGCTCTTACCCCTAATGAAGAATATAGGGTTTATATAGGGTTACAGTATCCTCTTGAAGAATACAACAAGTTAAGAGAACTGGTTGAAAAAGAAATGGCTGCTGAACTAAATAGTATAGCAAATAATAGTGAAACCGCTTTTGAAAGTTTAGAGGAGAAAATATAAATGTATAAAGTCTTTTCAAAGCCTGCTTGTGTTTATTGTGATAAAGCAAAGGCATTGTTGAGCAAATTGAATATTCCTTATGAGGAATATAAACTATCTACAAGTATGTCTGGTAGTGATAGTGAATATACTGTCACTATTGACCAGATGTTTGAAATGATAGGCAAACAAGTACGTTCAATGCCACAAATAATGAAAGATGATAAACTCATAGGTGGGTACACAGATTTAAGAGAACATTTTATCAATGAAGGTAAAATAAATTTTAGTGACGCACAATGACAGGTAAAGTTTTATCTTTTCCAGATGGTAAAGAGGTTCCTGTTGACAAAACAACAACAAGAGAAACTATTGCAGACCATCAAACAAAAAAGTTTGCTGACTCTTTAGCAGATGACCTTGTGATACAAATGGTATCATCAATGCAACAAGATGGTTTAAACATAGGTAAAGCAAGTGGTCATAAAACGTTTTTAGATGTAGGTATATTTCTAGAAGCATTACGTGCTTTGATATATCGTGAATTTGATTTAAAACATCCGTTTCATAACATAACAGATAAAATGATGTATGTTGAAAAAGTAAAAGGACGGAAGTATTCCGTAGTAAATTATTCTGGTACAAAGATTGAAAAGGTTCCAGAACCTGAGCCAGACAATGTTGTAGAATTTGAAAGTGATATTGATTTTAATGATACTGATTGATTATTCCCAAGTAGCAATTTCTAACATAGCTGTACAACTTGCCATGAGTAAGGATAAAAATATTTTATCTATACCTATGGTCAGACACATGATACTTAATTCTATTAGAGGTTATGTACACAGATTTAGAAATGATTATCCAGGTGAAGTGGTAATATGTGTAGATGGTCCAGACCCTTGGCGTAGAGATATATTTGAACAATATAAAGCAAAACGTAGAGAGGGTAGAGACAATGATGATAAAGATTGGGAAAGTGTGTTTGGTTTAATTCATACAATCAAAGAAGAATTACGAGATAATTTTCCATACAAGGTTGTGCAATTAGATAAAGTAGAAGCAGATGATATTATCGCTACAATAGTTAAAAGAACCCACAAGAAATGGTTTAATGAAAAGTATTTGATTATATCAGGAGATAAAGATTTTCAACAATTACAAAAATATCCCAATGTATATCAATACTCACCCATACAAAAAAAGTTTATAGAGACAGATAGTCCACAAGAATATATTTACGAACATATACTACGAGGTGATACGTCTGATGGTATACCAAATTTTCTATCACCAGATGACACTTTCGTAAATAAAATAAAACAAAAACCTGTGGCCAAGAAAAAACTGGCAGGATGGATTGATAGTTTAATGCGTGGTAATGATCCACAAGATTTTTGTAATGAGTATCATTATCGTAATTATCAAAGAAATCAAAGATTAATAGATTTTGATTATATACCAGACGATATTGAAACAGATATATATAAAGAGTATGAAAAGGTAACTGTACCAAGTCGCAGTAAGATATTACCTTATATGATTAAAAATGACTTGAAAGAATTGATAGGAAAAATAGAGGAGTTTTAAAATGGCAGTAAATGACGCAACATATAATTTATCGTTCCATGAAATACTTACAAAGGTTAATAACGCAAAAGATAAACCTAAGAAAATAGAAGTATTAAGAAAGTACGATACTAATGAATTAAGAATGTTTTTAAAAGGTGCTTTTAGTGAAAAACTTGAATGGTTGTTACCAGAAGGTAAACCACCATATACACCAAATGACGCACCATTAGGCACAGAGCATACTTGGTTAAAACAAGAAGTTAAGAGAATGTTCCATTTCTTAAAAGGGGGTAATCCACAATTATCTCAAATGAAAAGAGATAATATGTTTATTCAAATGTTAGAGGGTTTGAGTAAAGAAGAAGCGGAACTATTAATATGGGCAAAAGATAACGAGTTAAATAAACACTACAAAGGATTAACCTCAAATCTAGTCAAAGAGGCATTTGATTGGAATGACGATTTTATGAGAAAAAACTCATAAAAACCCTGTGACAGAATGTCGCACCCCTCTATTTTTTTAAATAACCCCTTGAAATATAGGGGTTTTTTTATTGAAATAACCCTTGACAATTACGCTAAAACCATGTATAGTATTACTATAAATGAACAAAGAAAGGTTATATTATGAGTAAAACAAAACAATGGTTATGGAATGAGGCAGAAAAAGCCTTAGACGAACTTGTTGCTAAAGTTAAATCTGGTGAAACTGTTTCATCAGTTTTAGAGTATGCTAAAACACTACAAGTAGATTGGTCTTTTTGTGGTTTCTCTTGGCATGACAACGAAGATGAGGCGTGGTCTGAAATTGAGGACTTCCTCTACTCAAATAAATAATAGGGGTCTATGATGAGATTATTTTCAATTACTTTTATCATTGCAGGGTTGATTGCTTTTGCAATCGCCAATGAACAAATGAATAATTGCACGGACGATGGTTGTGCAGATTTTTATGATGGCAAAGATGACGCTACACCTGCACCAATCGTAAAAATTGAACCTGTTAGTTATGTAATACCAGTTGTAGATACGACAAATGGTAAAGATGAATTTGTAATGTCTTTATCACAATGTATCGACCACATCTATCAAGATGTTCCAATAACAAAACAAATACCTAAAACTTTAATTATTGCACAAGCAGCCTTAGAGACTGGTTGGGGTGTAAGTAGATTTGCTAACGAAGGTAATAATTTATTTGGTATTCGTACTTTCAATAAAGATGATGAATGGTTACTACCAATTACATGGGACCAAAACAAGTGGATTGGTTGGGGTGTAAAAGTATATGAAACCAAATGTGATAGTGTAAGAGACTATGTAAGAATTATAAATGAAGTATGGGCATATGAAGAATTAAGAAAAGTTAGAGACAATGGTGGTAATGTTTATGAAATGGCTGACCACTTAACATTGTATGCTTCTAAACCAACATATACAAAATTAATAAAACAATTAATCAAATATAACATAGAAGGTGTTTATGACCTTTAAAGATGATATTCACTTATTTTGGAAAAGAGTTGACGCAATAAAAAACTTTTTACCTAAATGTCCTGAAGATATGAAATACATTTGGGAAAATAAATTAAGAGAGTTAATGAAACAAATGGAAAGGTATGATGGTTAATATGAAAAAATTAGTAATTGCATGTTTATTTTGTTGGGCTTTGTTTTTTACTTATGGTGTTAAAGCAAGTGATTATAACAAAGCAGTTATAGGTCATGTTATACAAAATCATGAACTGATAGATAAAAAAGAGTTAATGGCAGACGAGATATCAAAACTTGCACACAGACATAGTATTGAATTGATAAGTATATTACAAGCATACTTACCAGCCATACTTGACGGTATTGCTGCAGATTTAAGAATGAAATCAGACGTAGCTTATAAATGCTCTTTACAACCAGATAATTATAAGAATAAGGAGTGTGATTAATGAATATCTTTTTTTTACATAGAGATCCAGAACAGGCAGCAAAAGAGCATGTTGATAAACATGTAGTAAAAATGATTGTCGAATATGCTCAATTATTATCCACAGCCCACAGAATGTTAGATGGTATTGAATATACAGATTATTCAAAGAACGGTAGAAAGATAAAAAGATACAGATTAGAAAACCCAAACAAAGAAAAAGTAATTTACAAAGCATGTCATTATAATCATCCGTCAGCAGTATGGGTTAGAGAAAACAGATTACACTATCAATGGTTATATAGATTATTTAAAAAACTAGGTCATGAATACACACATAGATATGGTAAGGTTCACTCTACAAATTTACTATTAAATCAGTTGTTAGAACAAGCACCTAATAACATACCAGTTATTGATTGGAAAGACCCACCACCTGCAATGAAACATTATCCAGATTGTATTGTACCAGGTGATTCCTTACAATCATATAAAAATTACTACATAGTGGCAAAAGCATATTTTGCTAAATGGTCAAAACGAGATACACCAAAATGGTTTACAGAAGGTGTTGAACAAATGCAAACACCAATAGGATATTAATATGATTACAAATATATTATTAGGTTCAATATTAGTTGTTTTATTGTTTATTGCATTAATGATATATGCAATAGGGGAGAAGTTGAGTGACAAACAAAAGTAAAGTATTTCATAAGAACGAGCCACCCATACCATTTCATTATAAATTTTATTTGATATATTGGGAAGATATACAAAGTGATAGTGGTTGGCGTGATTTAAAAGATATACAGGATTCAAAACCTGCAATCTGTGTTTCGACAGGTTGGTTAGTTAAGAAAGACAAAAAGGTACATATCCTTATGTCTGATTATAACTATGATGAAAAAGGCAATATGGCCGATGGTGGTAACACT